ATCGTCATCGATCAGGCCTGGGAATGCCTCTTTGAGGCTTGGGTATTGCTGTCTGTGTTTGCTGAAGAGATTCGAAACCCCGAGGGTGATCAGATCCGCGAGCTTGTAGGCTGTCGCCGCCTGCCGCGCCGCCTCGTCGTTCCTACGGCGCACGACCGCCTCAATAACGCGACGCGCCTCCCCGAAGGTCATTTCCCAGAACGCTTCAGGGTTCACGCCGGCAGCCACCAGGTAGGCATAGGCCTCATCCGTTTCCTTCGTCAGGCTTCGGACATCTCCCGCGTTTCCTCTTCGGTCGGCTGGTTGATTTCGCGGGACAGGTCGATCATCCCCTGCGGGGTGATCTTCGCCGCGTCCTTCGGAAAAAAACCGGTCACCTCGGCGATCTTGGTCACCAGCTCCACGAACTGCTCCGTCGACCATCCGGCATCCACCATCCGGTCGATCAGGTCGCAGGTGCCTTCGTAGCTGTACTTTCCGTGCTCGCCCGCGAACGGCTTCAGCGAGACGTACAGGATCGCGGGCAGGTACGCGAAGACATCCATCGCCTTGTTCTGGTCCCCGAGGATCCCGATGACCGAATCCCCCAGCATCTTGCCAAGCTCCGCGTGATCACGGGTGCGGATGCGCAGCTTGAAGGTCTTGTCCTCAAACTCCAGTCTGTAGTGGTCCATGTCTTCTCCTTCCGGGGGCCTTTACAGGCCCCCGCTTGTCGATCAGGTGCCGCTGGGAGCGGGCGTGAAGTTGAGTGATGTGGCGGGGATGATGTTGAGGATGTAGGTCGGCGCACCGTTCACTTCCTGGCCACTGGACCTGCAGTCCGGGTAGCCTTGCCAGCTGTCCTTCGAGCCGTCCGGCCAAGTGATCTCCCAGTACTGCGCCGCGGTCGGACTCAGCGCGCGGAGTGCCGCGTACTCGTCGACCGTGCCGTCCGCGCCGTAGAAGCCCTTGAAGCCTGTGAATTCCAGCGCGTCGTTAGCCCTGACGCCCGGGGCGAATACGCGCGCGTCGTCGGCCAGCGTCGTCACGTCAATGGACTCGCGCGCCCCGCCCATCTCCGGGATCGAAAGCAGGGAGTAGAGCCGCGTCGTCGGCGACGCCGTGGCGCCGTACTTAAGCGTGGCGCCGATGGAGCTGATGGGCTTGTTCATTTTCTCACCTCGCGTATATGATGTTGTCGCCTGTGTCGAAGAGGCCGGTGAAGCGCTGACTGCGCCGCACCAGCCCGTTGGGCAGGGTCGATTCGTCGTCGGTCGTGCAGTGCGGCAGGACGCCCAGCATCGCCTGAAGCGCGGGATGCGCGACGGTGCTCACCTGAGCGCGGGTTTTCCCGAAGTGGTCCAGCCGGACCTCCACATCCCAGCGCCGCACCTCCCGGGAAGCGGGCATGTACTGGCCATTGGACAGGTACACTTCATAGACCGTCAGCGGGAGTTGTATGCCTGCCTGCGCGGTGAACAGATCCGCTGGGTACGACGGCTTGGTGTTCGGGCTGACCGCCTTCACTGCATCGTACACCGCGTCCTTGACCGCCTGCATGGCGTCGATCATGCGCCTCCACCTCCAGCCTTGAGCGCCCGGATGCGCCGGTTGATCGCCGCGATGATCACATCGCGCGCGAAGGGTTTCTCCGCCAGGAATGCCGGCCACAGGTACGGGTTTGCCTCCATACCGTCCGACCAGACAAAACCCGGCTTGTGGTCCTTCGTTTGCTGCCCGGTATCGTCGTACCAGTACCACGGCTCCTGCGTGTAGGCGGTGGACGGGAGCGGGTATTTCGGACCGTAAGGGCCGCTTTTCGATGCGATGCCCTGCGGGCCGGTGCCCATCTCCAGGAACACCGGCATGGGCACCGTTCCCCATTTGCCGGTGGTCACGAACACGCGGGCCATGACCTTTCCATCGCGCTCCACGACTTCGGATTCGATGGCGCTGGCCAGCTGCGGATCAACGCCGGCCGCGAATAAGTGGGCGCGCGCCTTGATCTTGTTGGTGATCTCCGTCAGGCCATCCCGCATGCCCGCGCGAACCGCTTCGGGCATGGCCTCCAGCTTCGCGATGGCTTCGTCCAGCCCCTCGATCCCGCCTCTGACCGCCTTGATCCCATAGAGCCTCTGCCTTTTAGCCACCGAAGGCGCCCCGCTTCCCGATGTCGCACCGGTACTGGCGGGCAGTGGAGCGGTCCGCGATCACCTTGTAGTCCGGATCTCCGGTTGTGGGCGCATCGACCCATACGCCCTCGCCTTCCTTCAGTCGAACAGTGCCGGTGGAGAGCGTCCGCACGCTGGGCAACTTCTGACCGTACTGCGCCGCCGCGACTTCGCCCGCCGGTACGCCGACCGTGGCCATGAACTCCTGCGGCGTTCCGAAACCCATGATGTCTTCGCCGTCGCCGGTCGTGCCGCTCTTCACGGGGGGCGCGTGGTGCAGCACCTGAAGGTCGCTTACAGGTCCTCTCAGTGGCATGACATTTCACCGTCCTTCATTTCGCCGTTGTTGCCAGTCTCATGTCGGTCAGGAGTGCCACCTTTTCGGGCGGGAGAGACGAGATGCTCCGCGATACGCCGCCCTCGGAATGGCTGCTCTCGCCTTCGATGCCGCGCTGGTTGTACCGGATCACCGCCAGATCCACCTGCATGCCCTTCAGAAGGTCGGGTACCTCGGTGCGGTTCGTGAAAAGCAGGATGTCCTCGCCCGCGCTGGTGATCAGGTCCTCCAGCACATTGTCCGGCTCCACAATCGGCTGGAGCCGTGCTTTCAACCGGTCAAGCGGTTCCATGCCATCACCTCCAGGAAATTGATCAGGGCCGGATCACTCCGGCCCCGTCATCAGGTGGTCGACTTGTGCAGGTAGATGCCGGCGACCTTGTTTTCGTAGGCGGCGTTCACGCCGACGATCCGGTAGCCAAACTTCCACGCGTCCGCGTCCTGGTTGGCCTCGGGAGTGATCACCTTCGGCGCGATGTGCTTGGTGAACTGGATCACCGCGGGCTTGTGGACGATCTCGAAGTTGATGTTCTTGCCGGTCGTCCCGTCCTTGGAGTAGCCGCCGTCACCGTTGGCCGCGAGGGTGATCTTGGTATAGAACCGGGTCTGGGGCACCTGCACGACGCTGGCGAAGTCATCCAGCACCGCGCGGGACTTCGTGTTGTCCAGGTCCTTGATCAGGTTGTACAGGGTAGCCGTGATGAACAGGATCCGGTCGGTCAGCGGAACCTCCGCTTCGTTCATCGCGTTCAATCCGGCGCGGAGCGCGGCGATTACCGCGTCGCCCGTGGAGAGCGCAGCGCCCGCCACCGTACCGATGCCGCTGATCTGGGCCAGCTTCGCCAGACGGTAGGCGTCCACCTCCGGCACCACCTTGGTGCGGATGAACTCGCCCGCCAGTTTGCCGAAGGCGATGCCCGCGGTCTCGGCATTGTCTTGGGTGTCAACGGTGAACATGCGGCCGCGGTCGTAGTCGACCGTCACGGTTTCGTTGGTCAGGGTCACGTCACCCGCCACATAGCCGCTGTTGCGGTCGTAGTTGGCCAGGCCTTGCATGGTCATCTTGGGGATGATCAGCTCGTTGACGTTGGCGCCCTCGCGCGCCAGCTCCGGCGCGCCGTCCAGGATGGACGTAAGCGAACCGGCCTTGTACACCTCGTCAAGGATGGGGACGTACTTTTTGAAAAGGGCAATCGAGTTGGCCATGGTTCATTCTCCTCTCGTTGTGGTCACTTTTTCGCAGCAGGGAGGCCTGCCGCCGCGCGCATCTGCGCGAGGTATGCATCCTCTCCGGTTTCACCCTTGCCGCCGGGCGCGCCGTCGCCCGCAAGGCGCGCTTTCACACCGGCCTGCACAGCGGCGCGGAAGGCCTTCTCCGCGGCTGCCATGGACTTCTCAAGGGCTTCCTCGTCCGAGTAGTTCAGGGCTTCCGCAAGATCCTTGGGCAGGCCCTTTTCGGCCAGCGTTTCCAGCGCAGAAGCCCGGAGCTCGCGCGTTTTGATGGTGCGCTCGCGCTCCTCCAGCGCCTTCTGGTTGGCCTTGCGGTCGGCCTCGGCGCGCTCTTCAGCGGACATCTTCCCGCGCTTCTCGCCTTCCGCTACGGCTGCGGCGATCTTGGCTTCGGTGTCCTTGCTTGCCTTGGCCAGGCGCTTTGTGACGATGGCGTCAAGCTCGGCCTGGGTGAAGGTCTTCTCGCCTTCACCCTTGCCTTTGCCGCCGTCATCGCCTTTCCCGTCGCCGTCGGCGCCGTCATCGCCCTGGCCATCGCCAGCGCCTCCGGTGCCAGCGCCACCGCCGGATCCGCCGTTTCCAGCGCCACCTGCGCCACCCGCGCCACCACCGCTGCCGTCCGCTGCCATCCTGCGCGCCTGCAAAAGCCTGAGATAGTTCATGGTGTTCCTCCTCCGTTTATCGCCCGTCGGCTAATCCCGGTCACCCGGTCAAACAAAAACCGCGCTCCCGCGCGGCCTGTTTCCTATGCTGTGATCGGCGGGCATCCTGCCGCCTGCCACCGTTCCCACTGGTCGTAATTCCACGTCGCCGGGATCAGGAGATACTTCCCGTCCTTGTCCTGCACCGACCGGTTCACCGTGGCCAGCCATTCCCACCCGTAGACCGGGATGGTGGTCGACCGGCACCACGGGTGCAGCGGGGGCAGGTTCACGCCCGGCTTCGCATCCGCCACCATGTAGACCTTGCTCGAGTGCGCCCGGCACACTTCGCTGGTTTTCTCGTCGAAGATCGCGACGAACTGGTACTCCTCCACGCCGCCGTCTATGTAGCTGCGAAGCTCGGAGTGGTTGGCTACATACGCCGTTTCCGTCACCACCAGCCGCGCGGCGACATACCGGCTGACATCGAAGGTCTTCATAAGGTCCCGGATGATGCGGTCATGGTCTTTCCCGCCCATCAGCCCGGATGCGATCTCCCGGCTGACCATCTGCGAGAGCTTCTCCGTGTTGTTCCAAAGCCGGTCGGAGTAGGAGATGCCCGTCCGCTTGTCCTTCAGTATCTGCGTCAGCTGACGTTCGCTGATCCCGGACGCGTTCCACCCAACTTGCGTACCCTTCTGCAGGTCGAAAGCGGTGCGCATGTAGGCGTCTTTGCCGACCTGCCTCAGGGCTTGCGTTCCGAGCTCCAGTTCACGCTGCCCCAGCCTGGCGCAGGTGATGTTCGCGCTCTCCTGCAGCGCCCTCAGGTTCGTGAGCCGGAACCGGACGGATTCGGCGTTGAGCCGGGCGCGAATACTCAGCTTGACCGGGCTGTCCTCCAGCGCGTTGAGCAGCCTTTTCAGTCGCTTCAGCTCAGTCTGTGGCGCGGGCTCCCGCAGGATTGACGCTGCTTCCTGAAACGTCATCCCGGTGCGCCGTGCGTAGCTGCCGACCAGGCGCTGTATCTCCGCGGAGATCTGAGCCTGCGCATCTTTATAGGCCTCGCCCAGCTGCTGGAGCATCCGGTTGTCCGCGCGGTTGTAGATCTCCTGGCGCATCGCCGCGCGCTCCTGCCAGTAAACGTCGTTCGGCAGGCTGGACATCCTGACCGTCTGCATGTTACTCCTCCAGGGTCTTGCCGCTGTCGGTGGTCACAGGCGCGTTCATCGGCATATCGAAAGCCTTCGCCTGCCGCTGCGCCGCTTCTTCCTCCTGCTTTCGCAGTAGGTCAAGCGCCTGTTTCGGGTCTTCGATCCACGGGATCTGCTTCAGAAGGATCTCGTCCGCGACGATCCCGCGAAGGGACTGGACCATCTTCGCGATCTCGTCCTCATTCACCGGCAAGCTGCGGGAGAAGGTGATCTCCACCGCTTCCGCGTCCAGCGTGGGGGAGGCGAGCTTGCCCATGAAATGCGCCATCATGCGCAGCCTCCAGCGCAGCGCCTCGCGGAAATACCGCTCTTTTTCCTTGATCAGCTGCGTGAATCCGAACAGCTTGTAGCCCATCGTCACGCGGGAAGGGTTCCCGGCGAAGGAGTCGTCGGTGATGTCGGGCACCATGCTCAGCTTGTGGATCTCCTCCTTGATGGACTTTTTCAGCACCTCCACCTGCGTCTCGTCCATCGTCTGGATCAGGTATTTCGCATCGGCTGGGCGGTCGCCGGACTGTGGCAGCTGCAGGATCCCGTCCTGCTTGATCTGCTCCCTGGGCGTGCGCCCCTGGGCGTCTTTCTCCAGCCTGCAGCCGATCAGGACCAGCAACGCGTTCACGAACTGCTCTTTATCGTTCACGCGGTCGGACTGCAGCACGTTCAGCGCATCGATCAGGCTGGTCACCCACTCGAAGTCGCCCATTTCGTCTTCGTCGTTCCAGTATTCGTTGACGGGGATGCTGCCGAAAAAATGCTCCTCATCCTTGGCGGGCGCCGCGTCGATCAGCGCGTACAGTTCGGGTACCTCAAAAAGCTGCCGGTGCGTGGCCGTGTAGACGCTCACCCGGTATCCTGAACGGATGCCGTTGTTTTTCGTCATGACGCTGTAGTGCACGCCGAACAGCGGGCGCTTCTCCACCGTGTCGTCGTACACCACGAAGGCGCTCCGGGGGTCTACCGCCGCGCAGCGCGGGTTCGCGTCCTTGTCGGCATAAAGAACTTCCGCCGCCCGCCCGAACTTCGAGGCGGTCTTGGCCAGCTCCATGTCCACCGCCTGGGCGTCACAAACCTTGTACGTCGCCATCACCGCCTCCAGCGCCGCTTTCTGCTTTTCGTCGCTGTAGGCCACCGGCGAGCCGATCAGGTACCCGGACGCCATCTTTGTGATATACCGGGCGTAGTTGTGGATCAGCCGGTTGTTCGCCTTCCCGGATGTCCGGACGCGCTCCGTGATGGGCGGCTCGTTTTTGATGTACTTTTCAAGCCCATCCAGCCGCGTGCAGTTGTCCCGGTGCTCGTCCATGCAGTATACAAGCGCATCCCGGGCCACGCGCCCATTTTCGATGCAACCCTCGGATCGCTTGATCATAGCCCTAACCCCTCCTTGCTCGCGGTGGTTGCCATTTCAGACGCCAGTGTCCATTTCTCCAGCGCATACCGCATCGCGTCCAGCAGATGGTGGAACCCGTCGTCCTCTGGCTCATTGATGAGCGTTCCGAACTTGTCCTTCTTCCAGCCGTGGTTCTCAATCTCCGTGATGAAGTTCACACAGCGTGGGTTCGCGACGATCTCATAGTCCTGAATCCACTGGATCCCGCCGATGACGCTGTCCTTGCCTTTTTTCGCGCCGGTGACCCTGAGGCCGTAAGCATCGCGCAGGTTGTCAATAGACTTCGGTTCACTGTCCGCGACGATCTGCTCTTTGCCATATCCCAGCGCTTTGATCTTTTCCGCGATCTGCGCGTTCTGCAGGCCCCGCTCGTACATCTCGTCCCAAACGAAGATCTGCCGGGTTTGCCTGTCGATGAAGCCGACCCACAGCGCCGACGGGTCGTTCGTATACCCAAAGTCCAGGCCGCAGGCCATTTCCAGCTTCGGGTGGAGCTTACGGAAATCCTCGGACAGCAGGTTCAGCTCAACGCCCTGTGCCTCGCGCCAGCGTTCGTACACCATGCCGTCGACACGGCCCCAGTCGCCCAGGCCCGCCACCTTGAAGCGCCGCGGGTTTTCCTTGCGCATGCGCTCAAAAAGCGCGTGGTCGGCCGCGTCCAGCCATTCGTTGCAGGTGTAGTCCCGCGTCATGGCCAGGATGTCCGGGCTTGGCTCCGCATCGAAGAACCGCTTCTTCTGCCAGTGCTT